TAGAAGAATCAGACTATAATGATTTTGCATCACTTTTAAGTACATTTAATCAATAATATGGCAAAGTCATACTTCAAGTATCAACAAAGGGACGCAGGAGCTCAGATAGATTGGAACACAGTCGGACAGAGTGTTGTAAAAACACTTAATGACGTAGTAGAGGATCGTGAAAGAAGGAAGGCAGAGCTAGACCAGCTTTCTGCTGACTTAGGTGAAGTTCTCCAAGAACAGCCTGCTGGAACTCATAAGGGTGCAAATGTTTTTGCACAGCAACACGCATCTCATGTGAAGGAGATGGCTAGAATCTACAATGCTGCTCTAAAGAGTGGTAAGATGAGCCCAAAGGAGTTCAAGATGAGAATGCAGGCTCTAATGGATGGAACCAATCAAGTATTTGATGTTGCACAGAAATACCAAACAGAGTATGACAAGTTCTTAGAAAGAACTAAGACTGGTGCTAACCAAGAGATTGAGCGTCACTTTGCTGAAAAAATGGAGGGCTTTGCTAAGTTGAATGACATTGACTCATTCATTGACCCGACAAGTGGGCAGGTTTCATTAGGCAAGCTAGTTGAGGTAGATGGCCTAAAGACATTATCTAAAAACCCAGGAGACGTTAAGAGTATTGTTCAGTTGAATAATATCATTAACCAAAAGTTTGACAGGTATGATCTTACCAAAGACTTAAAGAAAGAGGTTGATACGTTAGGGTCTTTCGTTAGAACAATCTCAGACGAGACCAATGGTACTATAGAAGAGCTTACTGATGTTACTGGTGGCGATGAATTTAAGGAACAAAGAGAAAAGTTTCTAAAAGTAGAGAATGATGTTATATCATCTATAATGGCTAACCCATACAATGTATCATCTATACTTACTGAGAACCTAGTCAGAAACCCTAACACTGGTGGATCATATAAGATAACAGAGAGCTTGGATGGTATCCCTGAAGGAGAGAGAAATGACTATATTTTAGTAACTGTAGATGGCAACGGCAGGATTATGCCTGAGTACACTGAAGATCAAGAAGAAGATGTTAAGGAGGCTATCAGGGCTAAGTTTAGGTCAATGCTAGATAGCGAGATAGTATCTAAGAGAGGGTCTTTTAAACCCACTACAGAAGGGGGGCGAGGTGGCTTTGGCTTTGGAAGCGAGGATGAAAGCGTTAACGCATACTACAAGGCTACCAAAATAATATCAGATGGCCTCAATCAAGGCGATATGAGTGAAGAGGCTATTCAGACATGGAATGAGTATGATGATGATGGTGTATTAATAACTAAGGATAAAATCCCCTCAGAGGTTGATAGGCTTACTAGATATCTAGGTGTTCTTACTGGTCCAGAAGACCAAACGGTTAATATAGCTGGAGAGGCTGTGTCTGTTGACACTTTGCTTGACATGATGCAAACTGGTAGGGACAAGGAGGAAGCAAAGAGAAAGATTCAATCACAAATTGATCAATTAAAATCTGCTGAGGATGATATATCTAAGGTTTTCTACCTAGAGAATAGCGGAAATCTCTCGAAGATGGAAGGTCCAGATGACTACAGAGAAAGATGGTCAGGGTGGAAGAAGGCAAAGTCATGGGGATCAAAGGTTGACCCAGAGATATTAGGTAAAATATGGAGCGGTGCTGCTATTCCTACACAAAAGAAAAAAATTAATTGGTAATGGAAGAACTACAAAAATTATATAATGCCCTAAGTAATGATTATGACTTAGGTGATTTTAATTCATTTGCATCTAGAATGCAAACTCCAGAACAAAGAAAAAGATTTTATGATGCCATATCTAATGAAGGGTTAGATTTAGGAGATTATAATGAATATGAGAATAGATTAAAAAAAAAAGATACAGTTGTCGATGGTACTTCTCCAATGGAGCCTATGGACTCTACATTGCCACAGGCAGAAGCAGATACTTTATTGGTGTCAGAAGAGCCACAAGAACCTAGCTCTCCAATAGATGCTATAATAAATTCTTTTACTGTAGATTTAGAAAACTTATCACCAGAGGAGCTAGCCCCATTTAAGGCTGATGAAAGTTTAAGAGAGAGGGCTGCCATTTTTGGCTCTGAAAGCTCGTTCTTTAATGAGCTATCTGATGAAGTAGCACAGTCAAAATACATACAGAGCAGAGCCGAGGAAACGGCTAAAGACATAGAGGATTTTTATGCAGATAAAATTAATAGCGAATTAAATGCCAACCCTGAGTATGCCAAAGAGATAAAAAATATACAAAAAAAATACTATGATGTTATTGAACAAAAAACTAGAGAATTAAGGAGTAAGGTATTTAATAAAGAAATAAGCTCTAAAGAGGCTAATGACTTTTTAAGGAAAATGAATGAAAGTGCTGAAGAAAGTATAGCACTAGAAAAATATACAAACCCTATTACATCTAAACTATTAGATGAAACATTAAAAAAATATGAGGAAGAGTGGAAGGGTTCTTTAGATAAATTAAACGCAAGAACAGAAGCGTTAGTGGAACAAATTGATGCCAATAGCTTCTGGAAGCCATTGAGAAATGTTGTGTTGAACAATTTATATGGAACATCTATGGCTACTCTAGGCGGTGCAACTGACGTTATATCTGATGTTTATAATTCAAATTTCAACCCAGACTACAAAGAATTAGAATACCAAACCACAATTGAATTAGCTAAAATTGCTGGGGTAGATATTCCTGAAAAAATAAACTCAACACCAAGGCTTGAGATGTCTATAGATGATGTTAAAGAACTTGTGAAATTGAGGGAAGAGGTTAAAGATGTACTTGGCAAGGAGACATATAGAACATATTTTAAAGATAAGGAAAGAGATTTCTTTAGAAAAAACCCAGAAGAAAGAACAGCACTATCCGCAGTAGCAGCAGACTTTATGGATTCAGCACAAGCCTTTAAGGAAATGGCTGATGTTGTTGGTCTAACTACTAGAATACAGGACATAAACAGCGTTGGTGATTTTGGTGATTGGGCTTGGAATACGATAGTTCAGCTAGGTTCTCAAGTTGGATTGAACGCCGCAACTGGAGGTGGTTACTTGTTTGCCCAAGGAATGTCAGAAACGTATTATGGTGCACTAGAAAAGGCTGCCGAAGAGTACAAAGAGAAGACTGGAGAAGACTTAACCATGCAGGAGATTTTAGACTTATCTTCTGCGGAGATGGTTGGATCATCAGTGACCACAGGCATACTAATGGGTATTTTAGAAAAATTTGGTTTAGATAAGATAGTAAAAAAGAATCCATTAGCCTTAAAAACATTAACAGAATCTGGTACTGAATTTTTTCAAGAATGGCTTCAGAAAATTGGTGAGAAGGTAGGATTAGACAGGAGCTTTAAAGATGTTGGAGAAGTCATAAGAGACCCAGAAAATCTTATCCAATCCCTAGAGGCTGCTGGGGCTGGTGCTTTTGGGGCTGGTGCTTTTGGGGCATTATCTAATCAAAGAAGAACAAGTGATGACTTGAAAATAAATACCGTAGCTGCCAATGAAAGTTTAGCAGATAAGATAAGAAACAAGGTTGCCCGTAAACCTGAGGGTGGAAAATATAAGGTAGGAAATAGCTTTAAGACTAGAAAAGAAATCAATGACATAATAGAGAACGCTACAACAGCCGCTGATTTAGAGTCTATTGTTGTCATGGATGATAAAGGTATTGAGGATAAATTAATAAGAAAATATAACCAGTTAACAGATGCCATTCAAGAGCAAAAAACAAGAGATATACCTGATGCTGAACGAGCCGAAGGTGCACCAGAAGTGGAAGAAGAAGTACGGGAGCCTTCTATCCAAGAAAAAAGGCAAGAAATAGAGCAAAGAAGACAGGAAGAACTAGAGCCAGTAAGGACTGCAATAGCTACTTCAGAGCAGACTGGAGAATCTCCAGTCGTTGATGGTGAGCTTGTAAATGATGAAACATTAAGTAATATTAATGCGAAGTACGATGCAGAGCTAGACGCATTACAAGAAACAAGGCCTCGTGAAGAGGCTTCTAAGGTGTCGGACGCATTAGGTTCTACTGTCTTTGTTGATGATAAGAAAGGAACTCTTAAGATAGATGAGACAGAGGGGGCTGGTAAGAAGGTAATATTTGAGTCTGAAGATGGAACTCAAATCAGGGACATTGGGGATATAGATGTTATTGGCAACAGACCAATAGGTGACTTCAATCTAAAACAAGAGATAGGAACTACTCAAGAACAGGCAGCTCCCCGTGCTGAAGGGGAAACCGTTATCAACACAGAGGGAGATGTTGTCACCTCTCCAGAAGGAGTTCAAGAAGGACCTCAAAGGCCAGCCACTTTTCTTAGAGAAAGAAGAGATGGAACCATTGTAGTAATAGATGAAAGAGGGCTACAGAGATCTGTAAAGGGCGAAAAAGCCCAGCAGTTCAAGATGAGATTCCCTAATGCCAAAAAGGGAGATCAAGTTAGATTCCAACTTCCAAAGTTTGAAGTTTCTAAAGAGGGAAAGGGTGACCCATCAATATCTGTTAGGAATAAAGTAATACAGGAGGCTGCTGAAAAATTAAAAAACGGAGAAATATCTAATGAAGAATATAGAGCGACTGTCTCAGAAAATTCTCCAATAACCCCTATTACGAGGTTCTTTGAGCCAGCTACTGACCAGCAAATGGAAAGGGCATTAGGGGGGAAAGCTGATAAATTAAATGATGAAATTGAAGCAGGGACAATTGTCGGGTCTAGGTTAGATATACCCGCATATAAGAATAATAATACATGGGTTGTTTCTATTCACGATGGTAATACTGCTGGTGGCAAGGTATTGTCTTATAGAAATGTTGCAAAACTAAAGAATGTAAATTTTGGAACATTCCCTAAAGCAGCGTTAAATATTGCTGCTGGAAAGCCTAAAACCACCATAGCTAGAATGTTTGGTGAGTGGGTTCCGTATAAAGGGAAGACAAGTGAAGAAAGAGCAAAGGCTGCTAAAGATGAATTAAAAGACATCGTAAATAGCGATAGATGGGTACAGGTTGGTATGAACCCATTTAGGCATTCATACTTCTATGACAGAAGCAAGGATATGGGGCGTCCTATAAACTCTGCATCTGAGGTTGTTCAAATAGGTGGGTTAGTATACGCCAAAGACCCTGTTTACGGAAATTGGACAGATGAATCTTTTATTGTGAAAGGTCTTTTCGATTCAAAAGGAGAGCCTGTTAGGTTTCAGTTATCTGAAGACTTAGAGACTAAACCACAGGATGTGGGTAAGCTTAAAACCCTAGCTAGACAGCAACGTGCCAAGACTGAGCCTAAGAAAACATTAGAGTCTTCAAAGGACTTTGATATATTTACTACTAGGAATAATATCCAAATGAGTAGAGGCCTGAAGGGTGTTGTGAGAAACATAAAAGGGCTTAGAAGTATTAACCTTGAGAACGTAAAGGTTCCTCTTTTAAAGGACCCAGTAAGTCTTGTTATAGGCAATCCTAACGTTGGCATTTCTATGGGAGAGCTTCTCAATTACTACAGAAGGTCATTGCTATCTGCTAAGAAGTTTTTTACAAAAGACCTGTTCAGAGCTGGAGAACTTAAGGATGCATTTATAGCTAAACAAGCAAGCATTGTTGAGCAGAACATCTCTAGGCTTAATAGGAAGATGAAAGAAATCAAATCGACAGCAGAAGATTTAGTTGAGCTAGATTTATTCATGAGGGGTCTTCCTAATAAACTAAATGAAGCCTTAGTCCCGTTAGCAACTGAGATGAGAAGTCAAATTGACAAGCTATCCGAAACTCTTATTGCTAATGGATGGGTTGCTGAGTCAAGAGAGTATGTGATAGAGGAAATATCCAATGATTCAGGAGAGTATTTTGCTATTGACACTGGAACTGGTAACAGAGTTAAGCTAAGTCAAGCTCAAATAAATCAGCTAGAAAGTAATGGTAAGGCTCCAATAGAGGGTGAGACTGTTAACATACTTAGCTCTGTAAAAGATAACCTAGGCGAGTATCTAACTAGAAGCTATAAGATTTTTGATGACAAGAATTGGAGAGACAAGGTAGGTACAGTTATAGTTCAAAGAGCTAAAAACCTATACAGAGAACAACTAAGGTCTGTAGCAGAAAGGGTTCAGCCTAGAGCCACTAAGGACAGAATGAGATCTGAACTTTTGTCACAATACACAAATGATGATGGTACCATCAGAGAGCAAGAATTAACTCAGGCTGTAGAAAATGAATACTCTAAGCTAACTCCATCTCAGATATCTGAGGAAATCAACACCACCTTAGAGAGAATGGTGGATAACAAGATTGACGAAATTTTAGGAACTAGCGAGGAGAAGTCTTTCATGAAGAAAGGGAAGATGGGTTCAAAGGACTTATCTATACTTAAAGAAAGAAAGGACATACCTCTTGAGATAAGAATGTTGATGGGAGAATACACTGACCCATTACAGAACTATGCTAGAACTATATTGAAACAGGCTTCACTTGTTGCTAACCAAAGATTCTTAGAAACATCTAGACAGATGGGGATGGGTAAATTCTTCTTTGAGCCTGGCCAACCTAGACCTCGTGGATTTGACTTTCAAATCGCAGCAGAGGGGTCTGAGACAATGTCTCCTCTAAATGGTCTATACACCACTAAAGAGATATTTGAGCAGTTTAGCCAAGCCGCTGACAGTATGCCTAAATGGCTTGAGCCTTGGATGAAGACAATATCTGTGGTAAAGTGGATGAAGACTATAGGTAGTTTTACCACACACATAAAGAACTTTACTGGTAACTTTGGCTTTATGGCGGCAAATGGACACTGGGATCTTAGAGAGATGGGTGGTGCTTACAAGATAATTAAGAATGATTTATTGAGCAAAACAGATGTTGAACTCAATGAGATGATGAACGAATACATTGAAGCTGGACTTGTTAAGCAAAGTGCTGGACTTAATGAGATAAGAGCAATGTTCAAGGATGCCAATTTTGATGAGGCTACTGAAAGAATATTGTCAAAAAAACCTAGCAAACTAGGCAAGGTTAAGAAGTTTTTAGAGGATCTTTATGGCTCTACTGATGATATGTTTAAAATCGTAGCCTATGAGAATGAGATGTCTAGATACTCTAGAGCAATATATGGAAAGGACAAATCTCAGCTCACAGAGGCAGAGAGGTCTTCTTTAAAGGAAGAGGTTGCTGATATTGTTAAGAATACATACCCTACATACAGTAGAGTACCAGAGCTTATCCAAATGATTAGGAGATTTCCTGCTGTCGGAAACTTTGTTTCGTTTCAGGCTGAGTCATGGAGGACTGCATATAATATAATCAACATAGCGTCTAAGGAAATTAAGTCAGACAACCCTGCTATAAAAAAGATTGGATTTCAAAGACTAGCGGGTGTTGTGGCTTATACTTCAATTAAAGATGCCATCGTTAGTTACTCATCATATAGTGCTGGGATGGGACTTTCTGGTTTGCTTGGAGCACTATTTGATGATGACGAGGAAAAAGAGAAGGATAGGGCACTAAGAAGATACGTTGCTGACTGGTCTAAAAACTCTGACTTGGTTATTCTTGAATCAAAGGATGGTAATTTAAGGTATATAGACGTGTCCGCATCTGACCCATTTGGAGGAATAGCAAAGGTGTTTAACGCATTCGCCAATGGAGAAGACATAATGGACTCTACATTAGACGGGCTTTATGCAGCTATAGAACCATTTATAGGTACTGATATAGCTACCAATACATTCTTGCAGATTAAAAACAATGACAATGGGTATGGAGGAAGGATATATAATCCAGAGGATCCTAGTGCATTTAATAAAGCTCTTCAGAAGGTTATAAAAACATTCCAGCCTGGCACGGCAGCATCTGTCAGAAGGTTCATTGATGCTGAGAACAAGCTAGAGGAAGCTTCTGCTCAATTACTTGGATTAAGGACTTACACTAATGACTTAAACCAATCATTTACGTTTAAACTAACTGGTGAAGATGGTTATAGACAAAGGATAAGGGATGCTAAGTCATTGTCTAGAGAAAGGTATGACAAGAACGCGACACTACCAGAGGTTCTAGAGGGAGAGGAAAGAAAGAAACAAGCATTAAAACTTGTATACGCTGACCTGACTGAAGACTTTGTTGCGGCAATAAAGCTTGGTGTTAGTCCTCTGGAGCTAATTAAGAAAATGAAGGACTTAGGACTTTCTAGGGAAGATATAGTTAATGTTATAGTTAGCTCTTCTGAAGACTAGTAAATCACCTTATTACGAGGGTAGGAAATAAACAGCCTGCCCTCCTTATGATAAATACGTCCCTCTGAGTTTTTAAGCTTGATGTACGCTAGGCCATCGTCAAAGGCCCAGATGATTATTGGATTCATCATCTTGTTAGCAACCTTTACCGCCTTGTCTGCCAGTACTTCTAGTTGATTTGATATATTATCATACACACAAATAACCTGTGCGTAGGCAATGACCTCTCCGTCCTTGTCATAGATTCTGTAGTCTACGTCAGTTGGGGATAGCCTCTTGAATGATCCACCGAAACTTTCAGTGAACTTAGAGATAGCTTTGTTCTGTCTTGGTTTATCATCCTCACCATTAAATATCATTCCTCCCAAATAACATTTTTAAACTTTTCTGGTGATAGATTGAAGTAGTCAGTCCTCCATTTCGTTTGCTCAAAAAAATCTAGGTTATACCACCTGCTCCTTATTGACCAAAGTTCATCAGCAACGTCATCCCAGTCTTTAGAGAGAACAAACTCCTCTAACTCTTGTCTCTTCTCATCTACTCTATTGAAGTCAAAGTCATCCCACTCATAGTGGAAAACTTCAAATACCCTGTCCTCCGATACATAGTCTATAGATATGTCAATCCCCCACTTGGGCTTCATCTTTATTAACTTATAAAGTATGGGGTTATCTTTTGCGTGTTTTATTAGCTGATCTTTAGCATCTCCTAAAAACCCCTTTCTCTCAAATAGATCAGAATGATTTATGTGAGCTCCACTCTTTTTATCCCAAACAAACCAATCCTGCCTCATGCAGTCCTCTACCCTTCTGTCTATTTTCTTGAACTCGCTGTTGGGTATGAATGCCTGTTCTGCCTTTGTAAGGTGGTATCCGTTCTGATCGAACAAGTCAACAGAATGCTTGTCCTTTAATACTTCATCATCCATTGTAGGGGCTGTGAAGTATCCGTTCTTATGAAATGTGTTATTAGTTATCTTCACCCCTGAGCTCATTAGCTTTAGACTCGTACCATCTTGCTTTATCTAAGTCCCTCTCTATAGACTCACCAGGCTTCTTACCTAGCCTCTGTCTATACTTGAACGCATTCATCTCACAGTATGATATAAAAGCCTCCTTACCCCATATATCTACCATCATCTCCCATGTCTCCTTGGTGGATGATTTGTAATGGTTAGGGTTTACAAAATCGTAACTACTCGTCCACTCCATATCCCATAAACTCTTTAAGGTCCTCTAACTCTTCAGTTATAATTTCTATCTGCTCCAGACATTCGTCAAACTCTTCGTCAACAACATATTCGTAAACGCTCGCAACAGCGTCATACAAAAGCTTCATCTTGAAGTTTATGTAACTAAGTCTGTGATTATCTCTCTCGTTCACAATCATTTATCTATTGATGATAAAAGTCTTTCCCCAATATCCTTGTCTATCTCTTTGATAACCCTATATATTCTCTTGGAGTTCTTTTTTACTGTATTTTTTTCTTCTTTTGTGGAGTCTATTCCAAGATTGGTATATTGAAAACAATCCATCTTCAATAACTCATCAACCTTTCTTCTTTTACTCCATGTCTTGAAGTATCTGATTTGTTCTACTGAATACATTACTTTCCTTTATATACTTCTGTCTTACAGCCGTGCTCCTCAAGCTCCTTTAGTCTATACTCTTGAAGCTTTGATAGCCTACCGTTCTTTGTTTTTATTTCACTAAAAAGTACACCACTGTCAGGGGGTATTGCTACAAGATCTGGTATCCCATTCTTGTTTGTATTGATAAGCTTGATGACGTAGTATCCTTCGCTCTCAAGCTGCTTAATCCTTTCAGCCTGTATCTTTTGCTCTTTCACTTATAATGCCTGTCAAGGGTCTCTAAAACATCCTCAGCCTCTGCTAGTGACTTGATAGCCTCCTTTGCGTTGTTGTAGAAATCATCCGTACTGTGGTCTCCTATACCAGCAGGGTGTTCTGTTAATAGTTCTAATGTGAGCAAAGCGTTTTCTCTTTGTGACTCAAAATGTTTTCTTAAACTTGTAATAACTCTTTTCATAACTTTTTTTTAGAAATGGGAAGAAGCCGTCTGCCTCTTCCCTAAACCTAAATTATAATACCCCTGGTTACACATACTCCTAGCACCTTGCTAGGATATCTTAAATATAATCAACTATATTGATAATGCTACCTATTTTCACTTTTTTATTTGTTCTTATTTTAAAAAATACTGGGTAGCAGTTACCGTTTCTTTTATAGTACGTCTTTAGTGTTATCAAATAGATTTGATCTCTATGCCTTTCTTCTTTTATATACACCACGGTAAATCTTAAATCATCAGACTCAGGGACATACCTAAGGCTACTGCATGATGTTATCAATATTAAAATCAATATAAACTTTCTCATATCTCAAGGCTTACATCATTAGCGAGTAGCATGTCATTAAAATACTCCCTGCACTCTTCATAAGCATTTAAAGCCTCATCGCTAACATCATCATCAGCGTATTTGGTTCTTTTCCTTAAAAACTCCTGCATCTCGTGTAAGGCACTATACATCCTATTTGCTTGAAAGTAAACATGGTGCTCGTCTGTATCTTCGGGAAGGTCAAATTCAAGTATTGCTTTCATATCTTCGTTAGTTCGTAAATACTATTCTCTGTTCTAAATTTAAGGTAATCTTCTTTTTGTTCTAGTATCTCTACTACTGGAGTCGTTTGCCATGTAAAAGACTCATTAAAAGGTGACATTAGAAGGCTTCTTCCTATTGCAGGCTCATTGTGCTTTGACTTGAATGTTCTATCTTCGTTAAATTCTAGCCAAATAATATTTGCCGACTCCCTGACTAGCTTATCCCTATCCCTTACCAAGCGATAGTAAAGTTTATCCTCATCCTTGTTATTTTCAAACCATTCATTCAGCAATTCTACCAAATCTATTGCATCTTCTCCTTCAGTAAAACCTATATGTTCATCATTAACATAAACGTCATATCCTGTTCTGTAACAACACCCATCACCGCAAGTATGCTCCCATCTTTCTAGTCTTATATTCATATTCATTTCTAAAAAACGACTAATCCCACCACGACTGAATATTCCATTCTATAAAATCCCAAAGTAGTTTATGGGCTCGTTGTTGTTTTTGATGTGATAGTTTCATTATTTCTTTTTTAGCTTCATCTATTTCTTCTTGGTGTTTTGAAGATAGAGCAAGTTCGTTCCACTGTATCATCTCGTAATAAGGATCCCCATTTTCATCTTTTTGTTCTAATTCAAGCCAATCATAGTAAGTTTTACCATATAGTTTTTCAATATGTTCCATATACTCCATTCCATATTCTTCATCATAAACCTTATCCATCAATCTGATTGCGGTTCTGATTCTTGAAGCATTATGTTTTGCAGATAGGGTCATTGCTCTATCAGATTCTAAAAACTTAGCCTGTCTTTCCAGTTGTTTTTTGAAAAGTTCTACTGAATAACGATAATCGAAATCAAACCCATTCCATATAATAGGTAAGAAATCTATTACTCGCTGAATCTGTCTATATTTTCTTTTAAACCAATACATTATTTCCTAATTCTTCAAGTTGTTTTCCTGACGTTAATTTGATTTTTGGGGCATCATCCCAAAAATTGCTTCCGTGTAATTTTGAAACCCATTTTACTCAGCTCTTCTTGTGAATATTCTTCCGCACTATCCACAATAAAAAAGTCGTCTAAAGTCCACTCATTCATCCCTAAGATGTTAGACCATGCTTCATAAGCTTCTTTAGTTAGTATTACATGGGTCTTTCCTGTTTCTGTCGATTCTACAACTTGACCTATTGGTTCTTGTTTGTCTTGATTAAACTTCATTGTTTTCTAATTCTTCAAGTTGTTTTTCTAATCGTTCTATACTACCCAAAACAATACTTGCATCTTGATCAAGTTTTTTAATTTGCTCAGCTAAATCATTTTGTCTTCCTCTTGTATAAAATCCTTGTTCTATATCGTCTGCAAGATTTTGTAGGTGTTGTGGTGCTGATATATAGATTCGTAAATCATAATCATACCATTTTGTTTTCCAATCCCAAAAGGCGATACCTTTAGTCAGTTTTCTATGTAAATCACTTAACTTGCGATTTCTAAGTGCTACAATACTTCTATCATTGCCAAATACATGAAGAAACCGAAGGAACCATCTTGGACTCCATTTTGGTTTTGCTTCATAGTCCATTGCAAGAACTAATGGGTAAAGTGCTCTATAATATTCACTATCTTCTTTGTAGAAAATGATTCCTAAATATCCATACTTTTCTAACTTTTTAGGAAAGAAGATATAGCGAAAATCATCCCACTTTATATCACGAGTATAGATCATTCCTTTCTTTCTATCTTTCATTTTTACAGTTTTCCTCCAAGTATTCCCATAGCGATTCGTGAGAATAACAGATGGGGTTTTCGTTTTCATCAAGCGCCTCTAACCCTTTTTGTCCGAAATCATTCTCCCAACAATACCAGCTGAACCAATCTTCTCCAGCTTCGCCATAAACTTCTTGGATTAATTGGTTGATAATAACTTGGTATGAATCTGTAAAATTTACCAAATCAACGCCATTATTGTATAGGTTCTTTACTGTCCTATCTTCTTTCTGAAGCCCTAGTATTATTTTTAAGAATCTTTCGTAAGTCATAACTTTACTTTAATATTTTCGTTTTTTCTATTAGTTAGATGAACGCTGGAATCAACAGTTATTTTACTTCTATTTGGGTTCTTTTTCCAAAATTCATGTCTGATTACTTGAATCAAGTCAAATGCATCTCTACAAGAATCATCCACATCGGGATGAAAGATACCCCAACTGCCGTTTCTACTCAACTCATTGCTATTATACAGCATATTTCGGGGTTGAACCAACATATTATCTACGGAGTCTCTAACTGCATGATATCTTTCATAGTCTGTTGAGTGTTCAATATTTTCTACGTCTTCCCACTTTCTAACTTCTTCTTCACCATTCCATATACCCTTAGTTTTGATCCATCTGCCTTTAGGGTCAATTTCAACTACCTCACCTCTCGTTGTCTTATCTCCTACTTTAAAAGAACCACTTCCAGTAGCAAACTCTTTATATAAATGTTTTTGAAAGGTTGGATGATTCTTTATTTCATTAAACTGACCCGAACCAATACGACTGTAGAAATCTAAAGCCCTTTGTATTAGTTTTAATTGTTCTTCTGTTACGGTTAATGTTGCCATCATTTTGTTATTATTAAATAACCTTTCTCATTTGATTTAAACTCTTTAATAGTTTTACCCATTAGTTCCATTCCTTCTGTAAGGTAAGGCCCTCCGCTTGGGTCAACCATATTGATTAGATCTTTTTGCTTTTTAACCAACTTGCCATTGGTTACATACTCTTGGTAAGCAGATGGGTAATCGTTGGGGTAACCGATTCTACTGTATTCAAAGTTACCACTCCATTGAATGTTACCATCTTCCAATAAGGTGAAGGTAAACTCATTCCCATACCTATTTCTGATAGTTTCTTTACTCATTGTTTTATTTACTTAAAATTGCCATTAATTAATTTTATTGGCATTTATGAGTCCTGACATTCATAGTCATCTCCTAGTATCGCCTTGCAGCATACACCATGGCATGAGCATTTCTTCTTCATCTTTTCTTACTTAAATAAATGAGTTAATCTAGCGACCTGTCCGAACTCCTTGTGGTGCAAAAACCCAGTTACACATTTTGGAACGTGCTGATATGATTTCCTATGATGCCACGAGTCGGTGTAACTTACCGACCTTAAATATTCCACCGTAGCACCGTGATAATCCTTACCACTCAAAAAGTTTACCTTCTTCATGTGGTGAATGTGATGCAAATAGATATATCTCCACTTAGTCGATGACCAATGATCACCGCTCTCGTTTGCCATCAATAGAGGCATATCAGCCATCTTCGCTCCGTCGCCATGACTGGTCGCAATTAGGTTCTGCCCATAGGCATAGTATTTTCTGTGCGCCATGCTGACGTCAAAGGTAATGTTCGGATGCTTCCTGAACCATGAGTAGACCGTATCAGCAAGCATAAAACCTGTCATGTAGTCGTGATTGGATGGGTTGTGAACGATGTGAACATTCGCTTCCTGTACCAGCTTTTCAATGACGTTGATATAAAGGTCTTTGGCAGCCATGAAATTATCATACCAAGTCCCATCAGTATCTTGCTTAGTTCCGCTCGTTGTCGTGCCTGCTGGTGTATCGACATGAAGAACATCGTTACCAATGACAAAAACTATTTGGTCAATATCAAAGCCATCAGCTTTCTGTAAGATACCTGCCACTCCTTCAGATGCTAGTTCAACCGCCTTACCTACGTTGTACTCTTCGCCTGTTTCAAGAGCAGATGCTAGCTTGCCAATATGAAGGTCAGCAATGTCAATGACTAAGCAATGTGGTTCATTTACCTTCTGCCTTTTTATCTTCTTAAAAGAGGGTGAGTAGCTTTTTAAGGCATCTAACAAATCATTTCTGAAATCTTCGTGAGTTATTAGCCCATTAGTGTTCTTGATAAAAACAGTGCCCTCCTTGCTCTTTACCCAAGCATGCGCCCAGTTAGAAGGATCTAGCCCTTTGTCTGATAATATTTCAGCGACTTGACCTCCCTCACCCTGCCACCTATTTCGAGCCTGTCTAATCGAACGACCATTGAAGTCTAAGGCATATCTACCTGATAGCTCCTTAGCGATTGCATCAGATCCCTTTCCTTGCTTATACAGAGAGATTATCTCTTCTCTGTATTCATCTAGTTTAATCATGATAATTTTTTAAAATGGTTAAGTGTATAGGATTTTTTTCTGATTACAGTATTGTATATATCGTTTTCTATACCTCCCCTAGAAAAAATCCAGTAGACATCGCTATTAACTCTGTCCTTTGTAGTCATTCTATCTCTTGACTGCCAGTAGCTAGTCGCTGAGAAATCAATGTTGTAGTAGACCAACGCATCAGCATCTCGTAAGGATATACCCTCACGTCCGCTAACGATTTGTAAAGCTATGGCCTGACAGTCTTTGAACTCACCTAGCTCAGTTGTCAAGTTATCTGTGCCAAATACTTGACGCAGCGCATTTAGCTCTTCCTTGAACTTGTAAAAGATCCCAATCTTCTTGCCCTTGAACTTTTCTTTTATGAATTCTGCCTTTGACAAATCAACAATCATTGAGTTACCACTCTCAAATTTAACAGTTCCTGACGATAATTGATGGATTTTCTGCATTAATTTCACAGGGGTGTCAGCTAATATGACCTCATCGTCAATTTCTACAACCAAGTCTCTGCTAAGTTTTCTGATTAAATCACCCACCTCATCGCTCATGTCAACTTGCAGGATATGCTCATTGATTGTGCTCTTAAAGCCTGCCTCTTGCTGAGTATAAGATATCGTGTATGGCTCCATCAAATCTATGATGTCCTTCTTACCCTTACTGTAGTCGTTTATGTTATAGCCATTAATAATTTTAGTAGTAACATTAACGTACTGATCCGCAAACCTGTAGAAATTCTTAAACTTTCTAAATGGATTGTTGGGACAACCATACACCTGATGATACATTTGACTGTACGACTCAGGTGTAGGTGTCCCTGAAAGGAAACATACTAGGGGGTTGAATTTCTTGATGATTTCTCGTACTCCCTTTGCTCTTTTACTAGGCTTAGGGAACGCTCCGAGTGAATGCGATTCATCAAGAACTAGCACATCTATCCTTTCTGGTTTAATCTTATGCAGTGACTCATAGTTGATCACAATAAGATTGAACTGAGGGTTCAGAAGTTTATAGTCAGACTCAATGCTGCCTATCGCCTTCTTCTTTGTAAGGAATAACACATTCTTTGCTCCAATGTTTTGGCAAATTCCTAAACTTGTTAATGTTTTTCCCGTCCTTACCTGCATCGCAAGATAGACGAACCGATGTTTTAGAATTATGCTAGAGCCCTTCCGTATTATCTCCTCTTGATAGTCTCTGAAATTCATAGTATTCTATTGAATTTTTAATTTTCTGTATTACCTCATCATCGACTCTGTACTTTGGAATCTTCTTCGTGGTAGAATTTTTACCTCTTCCTATCTTCAATTCCTTCGTCTGAGTCAACACTCTTAACATACGCTTGCAGTCTTCAAGCATAGTTTCATCGCTACAACCTGGGACTCTCTGAACTATTTTCATAGCAACAGAGAAATCCCAAGTACAACAAACACAAACAACATGAATCCTACAAAAACTGATAAAGTAACAAATATTGAAACCTGAACTTTATAAGATAATCGGTAATGCCATGTCCTAGCAATCAATATTAAATCCTTCCTGCTAATCATATCTTTAATTGAGTATTTACCTCTTCTATCGGTTTTATCCTCATCCATCTACCAGCCATGTCTCTATCCTCCTCTGGATCAGCTCCTGATATATATCTCGCATACGAAACCATCCACTTATTAAACTTGGCTCTGGATATTGTCATCTTTGACTTCGGGCCGTAGTCTGGATATTCACTGACAAAACTTTGGTAGCATTCATTAAGCCTAATCTTAGCACCAACAACTAGATTCTCATCCTTCTTGGTCCCGTTGATTAACCCACACCACTCAATGAACTCATGGCTTGTCTCAGCAGATAGGTGTCTAATTCTAAGGTTCACGAACTTACTCTTCACTAGCCCAGTCCTTAAGAAACCAGATAGACATGAAATCATGTAGTTGTCAAACTTACACCACTCATCATCATCCCAATCACTAAACATAAGCCTACCAAATTCATCTTGCGGAGTAAAGTTCTTATGGTAGAACTGATGCAGCTCTAGCTCCCACTTTCTCCTCTCAAAAGAGTTCCCAGCACCTTTGATGGCGTAGTTAGTTGTGATTGAAATCTTCGGTGACTTACTGAATGGAATCTTGATTGCGTCCTTGTTCTTCTTCTCCAAGGTAAGTCCCTCTGTAACTACAGAGAACAGCCGCTCAAAGTCAAAGTGCTTTTTGACATCATCAAATACCAATACCTGAGTGTCGGCAGACACTAACTGATATGCAAATGATCTCTCAAACGTAAATGACTTACCGTCAATTGTAACAACCTTCTTCATTTGACTTAGCGCATTCATCATAAGCCCCTTACCAGTTCCTCCCTCTGGGTTATCACTAATAACCTCGTCATTGAGAATCACTGCTGGACTGTAAGATAAGCTTTTATATCCATGAAGCAAGTAGCCAATTGTTGATTCCATTGATTCCTTTCTGCTTTCATCATTAGCGGATATATTTCCAACGAACTTACTAAAGTCGCATTCATGTGAATCGCACTCCTTGTATGTTCTGTCAATGATGTGGTCCTTCCAAACATATCCACCCAAGTCTAGGTAGTCAATCTTCTCAACACCATCCTTTGTAACTCTTACAGCACAGTTCTTGTAGTACAAGTAAGACGAGCTCTTGGTATCCTCAATGAAGAAGACATCAATCGTTGACAGAAGCGTCAAGAAGTCCTCCTTGAAGAACCTAGTTTGGTCCGCAAAGTAATTGTAGATGGATATGTCATCTAAGTCTAAAAGGTAGTTAAGCACAAAGTCTTTGATAGCCTTCTCATCAGTGTGGTCAATCAGGTTGTTAGTAACCTTCACAAACACATAGTTCTTACTTCCCTCTGGGCAGTACTTGTAGAAACCATTCTCCTCCAAAAACTTCTTGAACAAGAAATGAATAATCTTTATCGTTCCCTTTTCATTCTTTGTCCAAAACTGATGATTACTGCTGTCTTCTTCTACCTTGTTCAGGACTGATTCAATTGTTCTATCGTCAAGGTCGGTGTCCTGAAGATCTTGCTTTATCTCCTTCCTTGACGCTCCCCTCTTTAGCTTTACACGTATATCATTAACACGATCCTCATCCTCGTAGTACTTTGTACCAAAGTTCTGAGTCTTGGCGTAAGCACTGTCTATTGTTCTAGATATTTCCCTAAGAGGAAAATCCTTAGACGCATACTGATTTAGCACATACGAAGCTAAACTCTTATTAACACCGAAGTCATTGAATGCTGAAGCTAGTATGTATGTATTCTGATTCCGCTGGCCTTCCGCCATTGGATACTTTTTCTCCCACCACTTCACCAAGATTTCAACAATCTTATTCTCGTCAGTGATTGGTATGGTTGGCAAATCCCTCATAGAATTCACCTCCTTGTACTCTCGGTCATCAATCCTATCCCAAACAGATGAGTTCTCGTTCACATAGATTAGGGGGTCATAGGACTCGTAGCACACCCTGCTAATGTTCTTTGAGGTAGGGTCAAAGTAATCGCTCTGGAAATGATTCTCCAAAGAAAGGAAGTAGCTGACATGATCCTCTGGAACCGCAGGTATTTTAACCAAAACCTTTAAGCCATTCCCAGATGGTGATACAAATACTGAGTACACATACTTGTCTTTGGTCAACCTTTCCTTCTCCTCAAGCATCTGCTGCTTCTTCTCGTAGCCATCAAAGTCTAGGCATATTATCCCAGAGTGAGACATAAGTGAACTATCATTCCTCTTCGTGAACTCACCAGAAAAACAAATCGCTGGAAGATTTTTCTTCAACTCGTTTCTCTCAGCCTTGTCGGACTCCTGCCTAATTCTCTTGACTATCTCCTTGCTAGAACCAGTCTTTATTCTTTCAAGTATGACACCAACATCCCTATGGAAGGGAGCCTCAGTGTCTTTTATGTTTTTGAATATCGTGACTTTTTTCATGTATTTAGGGGTTTATGTTGATCCATGTTGAGTTTATGTTGAGTTTATGTCGAGTTTGAAAACCCTAACTCCCTGTATTCTAGTTCTTTATCTATTATTATGTTATATATGTTAACTTTAAGTAGTATATATATATAAAAAAGTAATAGAGATAGTAAAAAAAATATAGAGAGTAGTGGGAAAAAACTCAACATTCAACATAAGAGGGGCTTAAAATACCCCTCTTGATGTATTATTCTAAAATGGAACTTCCTCATTATCAGACTGTTTAGTCTTCGGTTGTTGAGTTGGTTTCCATGTGTCCAACTCAACATAATAGGTCCCACTTTTCGACATATTTATGTTGAGATTAACATAACCTCCGTCTTCATGTTGGTTCAAGAACTCAATCGCGTCCTCTTTTTTAACACTAAGGTTTCCAACAACAAAGCTTGGAGCCTTCTCGCTTCTCTTGAATGAGAATCCGTTTGCAAAGATTTTTTCTTTACTCATGACAATATTAAATTTAAAATATACAAAAAAGGGAATACACCCTACACTTCATCTTGGTAGTAGAACTGGTCTATGTACTCAGTTGAGTCCTCACTAAAGAACTTATTGTAAACCTCAATCGCTCGCTCTACCTTCTCAGCACCTCGCTCAAGGCTCTCCTCACTGACTGAGTAAACACCCATCATGTGAGTGTCTTTGTCAATCACAATAAACCTCAATGGCTTACCGAAGATCTGCTGATATATGTACGCCTGACTGTCGTAGTTGTAGTCTCTTACACTCCACTTAAACCTGTCAATGTTTGACGAAGTCTTTAGGTCATATAAGCAATCACTGCCAACAATGTCAGCCTTACCTTTCCATGGTAAACCATGTAGCTCTGTAGTTCCTGGAACTTCAAACTCATCAGCACTGTAGATCATCTCAAAGATGTCTACGTTCTGCTTGATCTTAGAGACCAATAGTTCAGCCTCAGCCTTCTCTGAAGAGAGTAATGCTACTGGTAGTTCATTTTCTGCTAAGAACTCCTTATAAGCCTTAGTATTGCGGCTAGAGACATCCACCCATGGAACATCCTGAGCCTTCTCGGGCTCTAATATAAGTTGATGGAAGTATCTTCCAAACAAAAAGTTCTTATTATCTTCTTTTTTATGACCGAAGAGTTTTGGATTCTTCAGCAATGTTCCTATGTCGGAGTTGGATAAGTAGTTCTTACCCACTCCGTTATAGTACTCATTATCATCTCTTAGTTTATCAATTACTTCCATGATGTTTTTTGATTTCTTTTTTAACATCTGACACTACTTCATACTTGGTCTCAAGCATCTTGACAATCTCAGAGAATGGCTTGTCCTTGTTGGCAGACACATACTTAAGCACCTTGCTGTAGTTATCATCGCCAATGTTTAGCTTGATGTGTCTCTGCTCTTTCGGAGCTGACACCTCCTCAGTTGGTAAATCCTCTCCAGCGTAGATGTATAACCCCAATCCATGTCTAGCCAATGCCTTAGTAAGACTTCTTTGTATGCTAGAGTTGACATGGAAAGATGTGATCTTATCTACCCTAATAGATTGGTTCCTGTAGTCCATGATTGGCAAATACTCAATCATCTCCATACCCTCAATGGTTACACCAGTTTTCACCCAACCAGTCATACCATCATGGTGGTAGTTAAACCCATCCTCATTTTCGTAAACCTTGTACGTTGCTGTTGGATAGTTCTGCTTTGCCACAGACCATGCCCATGCCCAAGGCAAGTAGCTTAGTCCATTCTTCTTCTCGACCTTGTCATTGACATTGATCTTGCTAAGTGTTTCAAATACGCTCATTTTTCTCTTTGATTTTATTTAACTTTGATTCATATCTACTCTTTAACTCAGAGTATTGCTTTATCATTGATTCATCCTTTTGTTTTGATAGAATATTGGTGTATCTGTCAACTAAATTTTGAAGATTGAACATGGCTACCGAGTAAACACCCTTACGCCATCCCTTCCTATCAAATACATCCCTCTGATGATCGTTTATCCCAATGTATGTAGGGCTGTTGCTGCCAACATTCTCTATTACGACAGACCCATCTTCTTTGGATTTAGATATTTTGACACCATAAAGGAATACTGATTGGTGTGATAACCCATCAGTCTTTACGCCGAAACTATCCTTCCATGCTTCTGCAAAAATTTGTGCATCTGTAAACATATTCATTATTTGATTTTATTCCTAATTAATTTTCTTAAAACTATAGTGTACGCATTGCCCCTCGTGTTTATGCGCTTTATAAATCTCTTAGTATGGTAGGTAATGTAGAAGTACAAGAATATTGCAATCGGTACAAGTGACATGATTAATATTATATTTTTCATTTTAAATGTTTAAATGGTTCTTCTTTAATCTTGTAGGTCTGTTCAACTAGACTTCTGAACTTTGCGGAAGACCTGCGTAATCCGCCAGCCTTGAGTCCCAATCCCCAAGCTATGTTGATGAGTTTGGAAAACTGCCTAGTTGTAAATGTATAGTACTTAGTCTTCATTGTTCATCATCCATTCCCTGAAATACTTACCGTAAACTCTGTTGATTGATCTATACATGATGTCGGCATGATGAATTGAATCAGCCATTGTGTTGGGGAAATCCTCTAGCATATCAGCAGATGACTCAAATGTTTCACCCATTGAGTGCCATAGCTTACAAGCCCTCAGCATCTTTAATGCCTCCTCATGCTCTTCTATAAGTTTCAGAATCATTTCCTTACTTACGTTTGGTTCTGTCATTTTATTCATAATAGTTGTCTGTAACAGTCTTCTAATAAATCATCTAGTTCTAGGTGTATGAAGTCATCTTTATGTAGGTCGTATATATGATTAACACCAGATGAATGTGCTGACTTGATTGCATCAATCATGTTATAGTAGTTGCGATATAGGCCTATCTTAACACCATCGTCTAAGTTAATTAAGCCTCTATATAGATCACTATCCATCTCTAACAATGTAATGAAGTCATCACTATTCATATAATCCTCAGCCCTCATTGTGCCTTCGGTATAGAGTACCTCTATGCCATCAATGATTGTCTCTACCATATACCCTGAGTATGGGCTTTCATTGTTGATATTTATGAACATCCCCCGTAATATTGATTGATTTAATTTTTCCATTCTGTTCTAATTTAATTGTCCACAATTTGTTTTTGTAATGGCATTCAATAAGCTTCCAGTCTCCTTCTGGAAGCTTCTCAAGTGCCTTCTTGAATAGTTCTTTAGTTGTCATAATGATTAGGTATTTTTACTGATAGAACACGTTAGTAAATATTAATCCTCAAAATCTAAGAAGAACTCGTATTCACAATTCAAGCATCTATGTTGTTGCTTATCTCCTGATATTTCTTCAAATTCTGTTCTACTGCCACATTTGGTACAAGTTGTTGGTTGGGAATTATCTATATTTATATAAGTATCTAATTCGTGAATTGATTTTATCTCTAATTTCATAATAAAAAAGTTTTGGAGTGAAATATGTTTCGAGCATTGAAACGCTCGACAACAGTCGCTAAAAGCTACTCGTACCTCGCTGCATTTAGCTTTGTGTTGTGTGTAATACTACTCTGTACCTAACCTTTTAAGTTTCTGTACTAAATGTAAAGCAAGGGTCATGTACTCTTTAACTTGCTCTTCTGTTGGTAAATCATAATCGTAACTACTAATCGCTTGAAGAGTATCGCAACCAATACAGCTTCCATAGTAAGTATCTGTCATTACATAATCTTCAACGCTTGGTTGGTAAGTGTCAGTAGGTATAATGAATATCTGTGTGCCTTGGTAATTACCATCATCAATTACAGTCATTTTATCCAAAGCCCATCCGCTATAAGTGGTTGCTTCGGGTATGCACAATTCAAATATCTTTTTCACAATAGTTTCATAACTATCGTATTCGTCTTGTTTTGTCGTTTTGAAATACTCTTCAAGCTTATGCTTGTTTTCTTCCCATTGCTTTACTAATTCTGTTATCATAATAAAATTTCGTTTATAAACCCGTACTACACACAACAATGCGTATAAGTAATAGCGGGTTTTGTGTTAATATTTAAGCCCAATTCTTTTTTCAATCTTTGTAGTCAAACGAAAAGTAGTTGCTTCTAATCCGCTACTACTCATACGCTCGACCGTTGTAAAACATAGGCGGCTGTTCATCCGTACTTGAAGTCACAATCTGTGACCACTATTTCTGAATGAACGCTATACCTCACCGCCTACGAATTTTACAACAATAAATAAAGAAAATAAGCAAGTGGGAATCACGCCAACTTTCAACCACAGTTCGCAACCGTATGCACTCGGATATATTTGTCTGCTCATTCTCTTACTCTCTTTATTCGTTTCCGTTAGCCACCATTTGAAAGACACACTTTGAATTTACCTCGTTTTGTGTCTGTCATAATAAATGTCATAACTTTTTCACTTGTTCCGTCCTTTTGTGAGATAAGTGTGTCAAATTGCTTATAGTTACAATTCCCATCTATACAAAATGCTTCTTTCAAGAAGTTCTCTAAATCCTTTATTCTTTCTATGTCAGTCATAATAAAAACGGTGGCTAACAAAGTATATAGCACATAGCCTGTTAGCCATTTTTGAAACCATGTGCAGTTATTAAATTATTTTCTCTTTTGCTTGGGTTCTGTGATAG